TTGCTCCAGTAATCTGCACCGAGAAGGTCATTGACCCCCTGCTCATAGGCTGCATTCTTGAGAGAACCAATCTGACCCAGCGTGGTACCACCGATAGTACCAACCTTGCCGGAGTTGATTACTCGTAAATCTAGTTGAAGGTCAGTATCTCCCTTGAGATAGGACTCCTCCAGCATTGCATCAATGTCTGGGGTAATGGGAATACCCTTGGCGGTAAGCCGTACTCGCTGAGCTTGCTTCCAAGCATCAAGTTCTTGGGCATATACACCAGGTCGAGTAGCTTTATTGGTTTGACGTGTAGATGCAGTACTGCCAAGGTTCTTGTAATAGTTGCTAGCAAAATATTTGAGCCGAGCATCGGCATACTTTTCGGCTACAAAGAGGTTATAAACTTCTTGTAATTCTGGAAATGCAGCAATCAATGATTCTGTTAGCCCAAAAGCTAACGCCTCAGCTGCACCCTTGCCGGTAGTACCAGGACCTCCAGGTGTAGCAGGTAGGTTCTGCATACCACCTGCACCAAAAGCGGGTATATCTGCAGGATTGATACCCAGAGCAGCAGCCTCAGCATTTGTAATAGCTGGGGTTTGCGGCGCTGATGCCGCAACAGGGGCAGGCGTAGGTGCCGGAGTAGGCATAGGTCTTGCTGGAAGATTTTGCATATCTTCTGGACGTGCTGCCTGAATAGATGCAGCAAGATTACCAACTTTTTTCTTAGGTTTCTTAGCCACGTGCTACTGCTCCATTCCAGCAAGGAAGGTAAGGAAGTTCAAACTTTTTGCTTTTTGAAAATCAATAGGTTGCTCTTTAGGAATCTCAGTTCTAAGTTCTGCCTGAAGTCGACTTTGGCTAAAGCCAGGAGTAGTCGTAGCCTGGTCTTCAGCTCCACCCTCTTTGTAGGTTGTAAGAGTGCCCTTCTTTATCATATCCATATAGCGGTCAACCTTTGATTCGATAATAGTAGGGTCATCAGGTAACTGCATATTGGTTTCCATATAGACATTTTTGACCAACTCGCGGATAACATCTCTATCTTCTAGGTTGATGTTGCGCTGTGGCTTGCGCGGTCCGTCGCCTTCGCGCCCTACGGCACGGAATCCACCAAGCCAATTTGTAAAGGTTGGAAACTTAGTCTTGCCGTCAATGCGAAATGAATCAACTGTATCAACCGTGTACTCATTGGCTACTCTAAGAATAGAAGTGGTGAGTGCCTGATTACTTCGAGTTTCATAATCGCGTTCCGTCATATAACCAAGGTCAAAGAGTGTTTTGCGCAGACCTTCTTTGTTCTTTTTGAAATAACTCAACACCTGATTGACAATAGTGTCGCCATTGACTAGCTGATAGTCCTTGCCATTTTCTGCAACAACGAGAAACTTTTGTTCTGGTCTTCCACCAATAACCTGTTGAAGAATGCGAGTATTGCCATATTGGTCAAAGGAAACAAAATATTTAGGCGTTGCCCCACCAAAGCTAGTCTGCAAAGATTCTCTTTGAGCACCGCGCTTTGTGGTACTAGCCTCGGATTGTGCCTTGGCTTCTTCGGGAGACTTGGCTACCATAATTACCTTCCAGCTCCTGCCTGCACGGCATCTCGGGAATATGAATTCAACAACGGTCTAAACACAACTCGGTATGCTTCTTTGACTGTATCGCTACCTTTGACAAAGGTCTGGAGCATTTCTTCTACCTCTTGGCGCTTTTGCTCCTTCAGCTCTGAAAAGTCATAGCGCTGTGACAACTGCTTATCTTCTGCCAGCTGAACAAAAGAAGCCACTTCCTCAAGAGCCAACTGCATAGAACTCTTAGTCAACTTATCTGCTGGGTTGCGTAGGTCAGCATTTGCCTCAGCCAAAGCCTTGAACTTTATCTTGAGAGAACCTTGCTCATTGATAGAGCCATTGACCTCTGCTTGAAGATATGGGTTTGATGCCAACATATCTTTTTTGGTTTCGGCTGCTATATTGATAAGCTCTCGGCGTTCTTGCGTAATGCCAGTAGTGGCTAGTCTTTCTTCCAAATCTTTTTGAACTTGGAAGTATTTCTCTTTATCAACAGCTACCTGCAAGCTAACAAGATAATCTTCAAACTTTGGCATTTTGATAAGGTCTGCTGCCTCAAGAAAGTTATAAACATCGGAATTGAATTCGCCAGCTTTCGGAGCATAGATATAACCCATTTCCTTATAAGTATCAAGGAAACGTTCGTTCTTTTGAGACCAGTCCTTGACCTCATTGGTCATAGCAATAACAGTTCTCCACTCTTTTTCAGAGGTTGGAACTGTAAAAATAAGTTTATTTGGGTTCTTGCCAACAAATGTTGCGACGGCAAGGTCAAAAACATTACCTACATCTTCGCCTTCATTACGAAGAATACCATTGTAAATATCCCAGAACTCAGCCTTGAATCCTGTAATACCAACCTTCTTGAGAAAATCTGGTAGTTCTTTTGTTTCTCGCAATGCTGGCATACCAGGACTAATATAACCAAGAAGCGTTCTGCCAATAATGATATTTGCTGAAGAAGTCTTTAGACCCTTCATATATTCATACTTTTCTTTTTCGGTAGCACTCTCATCAATGGCATTACCAAAAGCCTGATGAAAGCGCATAGCCTGTAGTATTGCGGTTGAAAGCTGCCTATCTGCCTCAAGACCAACAAAAGACGTACCGATTCTACCCAAGGTATCCACAAACATAGGTGTTATAGCCTTGTTCCAACTCATAGTATCGGCAAAATTGCCAAGCCCTATTTTTCCAAGAATCTCTTCAGCTTCCAAAAACCTATATTGTTGTTCTGCAACAAACTCGCTGACTCCCTTTTCTATTCTTTCTGGGAATCTTTCGGCTACGCGCTCTGCAAATGGTAAAACATTTCTAACCAATGCTTGAAGACCAAGGGTTCCAAGAGCGCCAATTGGTCCTGAAAATGCTGGTTGTCCAGCGTCAGGAGCAAAGGATGGATTGATAAGCCTAAGCTTTAGAGATATATCTGTAAAGCTTGCTTGAAAACTTTCTTTGCCAGTCAGTCCTTTTAGTATTGGCAATACGGCATTATTGAGAATAGTATCTGTTGGGAAGATAATATACTTATCGCCCTTGTCATCCTCATAAATATCACCAGCGGCATCAAGACCAGTATTGAGAAGGCGCAAACGATAAAGAGTTCGCAGTGGAGTTTTGCCGCCAACTCTATAAAGTCGTCGATAGAAGTCTTCAGTAGCTCTATAGAAACGGGCAACCGAGCGAACCGATGTAGCTAAATTACTTCGCACTGCTGGGTTATCTACATACTCAAGAACTGTTTCTGAAGCTTGCTTCCAGGCTAGTTCGGTTGTGCGCTTTTCTGCATAAAGCTTTGCAGTGCGCTCAGCTCTTGCTGGTTGCATACCCTCGGCAATGAGATTCTTTTCGTATCGCTGAGCAAGCATCTTCTCATATGGAACCATTCGGTCCATTTCGGCTTCATAGGCAATCCACAAAGCTTTCTGTCTATAAAGTCCCGTGACTTGGGCATCCATAACTTCCATAGACCAGTTTTGCCACTTCTCAAGAAGATATGGCAAACCTTGCCCCTCTTCAAAAACTTTCATATCCTTGACTTCGCCATAGCTCACAAGGTCAGTATTGATTTCACCAATTGGGTGCATATCAACTGTGGCATCTTCAAACTCTTTGAAGGTAAGGCTAGCTGCTGCGTCTTCCCAGGCTCCCCCAAAATCCTTCTTCGCCTGAATTCGATAGTCAATAATTTGTTTATGTTTGAAATTGACAGCATCCATAAGCTTTTGGTTATAAGCATTAGGACCACCGTGAAATGTCAAACGCATATCAAGGAGCATACGTTCTACGTGAATACGAGCAATCTCTGGTTCTGGTAGTCCTTGCTGGCGGCTAAATACGCTAGAAGAAAACTTACCATTCCACGCCTTCATAGCATTTTCATTAGCTACAGCAAAACCACCAGTGGCTTCATCAAACGCTACGCCAACTTTTTCTAATAGTTGATTACGAGCTTTGATAAAATCATCTTTAGTCTTGAGTCCATTGTTAGAAAAGAATGCTGTGGCTGGAGATACATAAACACCAGGTGCTACTGTTTTGCTATTGTATGGAACCTTTATAGAATACATTCTATAGTGGGCAATTGCAATTTGTTTTTGACTCATTTGACTAACCAGTTTTGGACTAAAATTTTTGGTTGCGGTTAGTCCATAATCCTCATATACCTTTGTAAGGTTACTAACACTAAAAATAGTGTCTATGTAATCCATATCAATTTTACCCGACAAAGAAGATTTAGCACCAAGTGAATTGACTACAGCGTCTTGCACTTGTGGATTATGCCTCATCAACTTACGGATATTTTCCCAGCTTTTAGGAGAAAGTGTATCTCCATAAATACTCTCAGCCTCACGAACAATCTCTTCGCGAATAAGAGCCATTGAGATTTCAGACTCTGGCACATCATAGCCACGGCGCTTACTTTCAATTTTAGCAAGCTTCTGGACTGCTTGGTATCGCTGAAGCGGAGTAATCTTTTTGGTTGGGTCAAGTAATCTACCCAGTCCTGGAATTTTGTATAGACCACGGCGATACATACCAATTGAACTTTTGCTACCACTAATAGCCTCAAGGACTCGGGTAGCAGGTATAGCACTACCAGTAAGGTATTTACGAACGTTATACCAGGGTACAGCCATATACATAAAAAAGGCTTCATCAACAGCAGAGCGAATACCCAAACGTGGGAAGAGCGTAGTGTTTGCCCAAAAGTCTGTATAAATTCTCAAAACATTATTTCGAGTAATTCCACCCAAAGCAGTAAGAAAAGTAATTTTTTCTTGAAGCTTAGATTGTGCACCATATTGATAAATCAAATCATATGGAAGAGGAGCAATGCCTTCTGCCCATTGTGCTGGATGCAAAACACCTTTACCAGAAACTATTGGAACATCATTTTCCATTTTGAAAGCAGACTGGCTAAGCGCGTCAGCAAACTCAATCGGTATTTCTACTCTTGTTGTAGTACCCATACCTAGTTCATTGAAAGTTTTAGCAAGCATTGTTTCCATATGGGCACGACCCATAGGGCTTCCATCCATACCAGCTTTCATCATTACAGCTTGGTAAAGGTTGCGAACGATTGTAAGTTGATTTTCTGGGGATTCATCAACCCAGGTTTCGGTAAGAGCATCAGCAACACGAACCGGTAATACTTGATTAGCAAGATTTCTAAAGTTTGTTGCACTGTCAATTGCTGCATCACCAAAAAGAATACGACCTGGACCACGAGATAGCGCAGTTCCTATAGCAGCAAGTGCACGTTGGGTCTTACTTACACCATCTGATAGTTGTTTTAGGTCAGCAATATTTGGATTGATAAGAGTGTCATCTTTATCAGCCACTCGAAGCAAAACTTCAGTAGCAAATGCACGGTCTGCTTCGGTTGCTGCAAGAGTTGCATCGTCTGTTCTACCAGTAACCGTTTTACTAAAGATAGAACGTGCAGTTTTTTCTACCGTGACTGCGAGTTTACGGCTAAGGTTAGAAACTGGAATACCAGCACGGCGATAACTTGTAGTATCAACCCTGCTTGTAAGCAATCTGTTGAAGTCATCAATATTAGTAAAGAAATTTTCTGCGCTAGCAGCGTCAAATGCCTTGACCTCTGGACGGGCAAGCTCTCTAACTACAGCTCGATTAGCCCAATCTGGGTAGTTTTGCGCAATCTCATTGTAGGCTGCAGCTTTTTGTGTAGCATTTTCTGCCTCGGCGTACTTTTGAACCAATGGTCCAAGCTCATCGTCCCACAGTTTACGTACTTCTGGTTGAGTAAATGCCCACGCAATACCAGCAGAAGCGTTACCAGCACGGTCAGAAACAGTTTGATAAAGGTCTGCAAGGCGTTCGCCCTTGGTCTTGAGTCCTGTCAAACCCATTGTTTCTTGTGGAGTTAGCTTGAGTCCGCGGGTTCCAACAGTTGCAGCCTTAGCAGGAGCGCCCACACCAACATAAGTAAGCGGGTCAATGGCTACCTGATAAACACCATCAAGGGTTCCAGAGATAAGACTTTTTATTTTTAGTCTGCCACGACGAGTTTTCCAGTCAGCACCAAGGCGTTCTGTAAATTTGACTAACCAATGCGAATGGTCAACTTGTGCACCCTCTGACGCAGCCTCAGTTGGCACAAACTTGTTGACAACATCTCGTCCCCACGAAACCTGAGCATCCATCTTCAGGCTCTTCATAAAGGTATCAAAACGCTTTGGCTCATCATTCATAAACTGAATGGCTGCGTACATATCCTTGTCAAACTTGCCATACAGGTCAATAGAGTTGCCAGGGGTTCTACCCTCTGCAATACCACGGGCAAGGGTTGTAAGAGCTACGCCATACTTTTTGTTGTATTCCTCTACACGGTCCCAGCGCCAGTTATTCTTTCCATAATATGTTTCAGAAAGAACCTTTCGGCTAAAAATATTTTCGCCTTGTTCACGCTTCTGCTCAAGTTGATAAGGAAGATTGATTCCTCTGCCATACTGTTCGGCAGCACCAAAGGCAGCGATGATTGGACTAGATAGTGCTGTTGCGCCCAAACTCAAAGCTCTAGTAGCTACTTGAACTCCACGTTGAAAAATGTTTTGCTCTGGCAAAAATTGGTCTTTATCAGGAAAGATATAGCGAATATTAGACTGAACATCTGGGTCTAGTTGTAAGAACTCTTTGCGGGCTTTTTCTTTACTGTACTTTAGAAGTGTCGTTCCAGTTTTATAGGACAGCGACATTTGGTTTATCATCTTTAGTTCAGCTGGAGAATAATTAGTGCGAAGCGCTGCTCCATAAAAGTTAGGACTTACCTCTGCTGCTGCTTCGCTTACGAGGTCATCTACTTCTGGCACTAGCCAATACCTCTATCCTGAAGCATACGCATTACCAACTCGGTGTCTCCCGTTGGGTCATTCTGTGCAGTCTTTGCCAGAACGGTCATAAAGTTTGGTTGCTGATATGGCAGATTGAGAAGTGCTGAATCTCCACCAGGATTGAAGCTAGCACCCGTCATAATGTTCTGGTCTGGAAACTTAGTGTCTGCAGTAATTGGGGTAACGTCGAGTGCACCAATACCAACTGCCTCAACCTGTGGGGTTGCATACATAGGTGCAGAAACCTGCTGCTCATAGGTAGCTTGACCCTGACCCTGTGGCAAACCGGCAATATAGGTGGCAGGTTGTGAGGGAGAACCATCCGTGCGCTGTGAAAGCGCACCAGGACCAGATGCTACGGCTGGGTTCTTAGGCTTTCGGTAGCCACCTTGCGGACCAGTTGGTTGCATCATTGACATTAGTCTTCGTCCTCGCCCTTCGTATACTGCTGTCGTATTGGGTCATCTGCTGGAACTATCCATTCTGGATAGCTTGTTCTGTCCATAGCAAATGCCATCGCGGTACCCTCGTCGAATCCGGCTCGGACACACGCATCATAAACTTCTTTTGCGGCAATAGCCCAAAAATCAATTTTGGTTAGTACCGGCTCTTTGGTAGTCCTGCGTCTACGTTGCTGAACTTTTTTTCTTTTGGTAACTCGCTTACGTTGCTGTGGCATAGCTACCTCCGTATTGTTGTTCGAGCGCTTGCGCTTCCTTGACCACCTGCTGATAGGCTAGATAAAAGTGTTTGCAAATTTGGTTGTCCTGCAGGAGAAGCGCCTCCTACTGGCGCAGCGGGAGCAGGGGACGGTTGCTCAACCATAGGGGCACCAGCAGGAGGTAATTCTGGAGCGAAGACTTCTTCAACAGCGTCTTCGATTGGTACACCCTTTTGCCGAGACTTGATGACATCTGCAATCTTCTTGATGACTGTTGATGGGTCTTCGCCCGCAACTGCCATCTGTGGAATTGCCTGGGTGTAGGCTTGTAGAGATTGAACCAGCGACTTGCGCATATTTTCAATCTCAATCTTTTCTTGCTCCTGTGTGACGTTGATGCCAAACGGCAACTCACGCATAGCAAGGTCAGTAGAGATTAGCCCGCCCCCTAGTGCTTGTAGCATAAAAATCAAACCTTGTGCTGGGTTGAGTCCAGCCAACATTCCATAGCGAACATCTGCGGAGTAGTCCTTCTTGATGTCCTTGCTTGGCTTGTAGGTAATCTGGTATGGAGAACCAGCGTCTACACCACGAATAGTCTTCTCATAGTCAAAGAACTTCTCGTCTACCTCAAAGCAGACAGAGATAACGTCGCGGAGCGCCGAAGCAAAGATAGCTTGCGCTGACTTGACCTGGGTATCAAATCCACCCATAAGAGCTTGGACGCCTTGACCCGTGATGATGCTGGCGTCAATGTTGCCAGTTCTACCTTCTGGGTAGCGGGTTCCGGTACGCAATTCTTGTTGGAGCAACTGCTGCTCAGTGAATGCGCCTGGTGGGATGTTCAGGTCTACACGACGAACTCCTGCTGGGTTGGATGTGCGGATAACCGCATCGCCACCCATCTCAAGTTCATTGACATCGGCAGGGAGAACAATCGGAGACTGCACGGACTTTTCCGCTGCTTCCATCGCAAGTAATGCGAACCTATTGCGAAGCAACTGAATGCCGAGGACGTCATCAAACTGTCCACGCATCTCGCCATCCACAGATGGACGGCGTGCTACTACAACCATCATTCTGCCAATTGGATTCTTGGCTTGGGAAAGAATAAGGTTATTGCGTTCTGGTACATACAGAAGTGACTGCTCGCTATCGTAGTAGCGCACAATCTCAATCTGCGAGTTCATATCCGACTTGTACATTTCCTTACCAAGGAGGATATGGGCGTACTCAGGGAACTGAGAAGCCAGTTCACCGACTGCCATATAGTAGCGTTTAGCGAAGGCGATGCAGCGCCCATAGCGGTCAAACTCAGGGTAAGCACCCACTGGGTTTTCTATGCGTATGCGCGGCAGCCCCGCTTCATCGTCAAGTTCAATTATGAACGGGACGAAGCCGAAGGTGATGTATATGTCTGCGCCTGTATACATCTGGACCTGAAGGTCAGAATGAGAAAAATAGTTATTAGCAATACGGGTGCGTGTATCAGCAAACTTACGAGCACGGTCATTCGCTTGGTTCGCAGCGGAGCAGTTGACGGATGGTAGGGGCGCCATAACCTCAGATAGGTCTCGCGCAACAATATCAATAAAATTTGCAACGACATTAGCGTCAACACCTTCGGGGAAGAAGTCAGGGTATACAGATGAAATCTGACCTCTGCGGACAGCAAGGACGTCTTGCTGGCGTGAGTCGCGGTCTTGCGCACGCTCTCGTAGGTTCTCTACTCGCGCAGAGATTTGCTCGATAGATAACATCTATTTCCTATCCGTAGGTTTGTTGCCATTGTTCGGCAACCATCTCGTCAATGTTCACCGTGTATCGTCGTGAAGCTTGTGCCCTGGTAGCCCAGCGATTGTGGGCGTACTTCTGGACATATGAATTCTGTTGCATAAACTCTCGGCAGCGAAGCACTCCAAACCAGAGTGCCATCACGCAGTCAGTCTTGCCTCTGGTGTTAGGACGCCAGGTAATCAATTGTTGAACTAAAGCCTTGAGTCCCTCAGAACCTTCAGTACTTGGTAGCTCGATGAGGTTATTCTTTTGGTGCTTTCCGTTGGCGACGGACCCAAAGAGCGTAGACATTCCCGCGACGCCAAATGTGGTGTCCCACTTATTCTTGCCAGTAAAGTGAGCATTGAGTCGACATCCATACATAGAGAGCCACTGCTGTAAATCGGAGTCGAGGGCATAGGCTTTTTGGTGGGCGTTGATTTCGACCCGAAGCTCCTGCGGTTTGTATTTCTGAACAAACTCCTCAATTGCCTGCCTAATCTTCTGTGGTGTTGGCTCTGACATATCAAGACAGTCCAACACATAAATCTTTCCGTCAATGCGGTTATAGGTCATTGCTACAAACGCAGCGCGTCCCGCACCCATCGCGGGGTCAAAGCCTACGACGGTATAGCCCTCAACAGTATTGGGGTGTCCCGCAGCGCCTGGTCGTAGTGGACCGCGCTTACGCATTCCGTTCAGCGAACCTTGCACCAGCTCAGCGGGAAAAATAGAATCTTCAGAAACGTCTTCTTGCTGGTAGACCAACGCCCAGGTATTTGGGGTTACTTCTCCCCTGCGCTTGGCAATGGTCGGTCCATCCCACTTGGGATAGAGTCCGTTTTCGTCAGGCTCCTCATCATCGCCATCCCACGGAGCGTCCGACTTTGCCCATAGCGTAACCCAGTCTTTTGGCTTCTCCGCATACTGCAGAACCGCAGGCATACCCATATAGGTGAAAGGGCTTTTGCCACCAGACCAGTACTTCGGGTCACGTAGCTCCTTGTAGAAATCAGTTGCCGCAATTCGCGTCCCTACCACCAGCAACTTACCGTTCTTACCCAGACGGGTAATAACTTCTTTCTGGAGCCAGTTGATTTGCTTCTCGTACTCGTGGGCGTTCGCCGTAGTGATGCAGTCGTCCAGGATAATCAAGTCAGCGCGGGCACCGTAGATTTGCCCTCCCATACCAAGGGCTTGGATGGTGGGGTCCTTCTCGGAGGAGTTACGGGCATCGCTCCCAAGGTAGACGGTATCAACGCGCCAGGTATCGGAGTCTTCCTTCCAACCCCCTTCTGGTCCAAATGTTGTCTGCAACTTCAACCAGCGTGGGTGGCTCAACCTTTGTTTGATGGCGTACACGAACTCGCGTGCCTTGACCAGCGTCTTAGAAACTACGATGATTCTAACGTTCGGATTGAGAGCGATGCGGTATGTCGAATAGTTCACCGTA